AATCAACTAAAGCTTCATCATCAAATCCTTGTGAATAAAGGTGTACTAATGCAATTTTAGTTAATTCTGATTCTATTATTCTTTGTACACGTTCTACTGTTCTTGCAAAACGAACATCCATACCTGCTAGTGTTGATTTTCCTTCTACTCCTTCTTCATATCCTAAAAATGGTTTAGGTATTTTTAAAGCAGCCATCATTTTATTTTTTAAGTATTCAACATCACCTGTACCATCATACTCTAAACCTTTTGTTGTTTCAATACGAGTTGAATTATCATTACCTCTTACTGGGATATAAAAATCTTCAGTAATATTTTGCATATTGTATTTTAAATTATAATCACCTGTTGCTTGATCTATATATGGTGTTTTTTTCATTTTATTAACAGTTTCTTTCATAAACTGTTCTACTTGTTCTGGTGGTATAGCTCCTACATTAATGTAAAATGTTCTTTTTTCTGGTGCTCTCATAATTCTATGAATTAACATAGCGTCCTCCATTAACATTAATTGTTTAAATACTTTACGAGCAGGTTCTAAATAAGCTCTACCATAAGGAAGATAATTAGAATCTGTAAGTAGTCTAAAATGTGCTACTTCGTAGTTTTCTAATTGGAATTGATCTCTTCTAATTGTATTTGTAGCACCACTAGCTAAACCATTTGGGTCCATTGTAAAACGAGTATAAGAAGGATTTTCAGGATCGGTTCCTTCTTCTCTTACTACTTCATAAACTGATAAAGGAATAACATTATATACTCCAAATTTTTCTGATACTTCTAATTTTAAATAAAAATCACCATACTTACACATATTTCTAACCCATGTAGAAAGATTAAATTCTATATTTAAAACATCATAAAATAAATTATGTAATACTTTTCTAATATTTTCATCATTAGAATTAATATTTAAAACTTGTCCATATTCATTTCTACAAGTTGTTTCATCTGAAACAATATCAAGAGCAGCCGCTATAATAGGATCATGATCCATAGCTTCATAGTCACTATAAAGCTGCAGTCGCATTGATTGATAATTAAGTGTAGGGTTATATTGTAAAGATGATCCTACAGGTCTATGTAAACGTGTAAATCTATCATACAATGAATTGGTAGCTAAATTTCCATATTTTTGGATCCTACCTGTATCCATTACTTTAAGTCTTTTTCCACCTACATTACGGATAATAACATCACTTGAAAAAAGTCTTTGTAATCTTGTAAATAAACTAGTATCTGCCATTTTGTTGTTTTTTAATACATATTAAAGAAGCCAAGTTAAATCTTGTGGTCCTTTATCTCCTAAATCTTGAGTCCAACCTGCTTCTTTTTTAGTGGTCCCTCCGATATAAATAGTAGGAGAATTTGTTTGCCAATTTTTTAAGGTAGCGTTTGTTAAATCAATTCCTTGTTGTGCAAATTTTAGTGCTGTATCTCTAACATAACATGCTATAGCTAAAGACATAACTAAATCATCATTATACCCTATTTGTGCTTCTGCTCTTCCATTTTTCCAAATAAAAGTTCTTAATTCTTCAAAAGTTCTTTGTCCTTGAATTATTATTGATTTTTCTCTCATGTAAGCATCTAATTTTCCTATTGTTAAAGGTCTTGTTTTCATCGACATTGTAAACCCAGGAACCATTTTAGAAGTATCAGTTACATCATATCCTTTAGCTAAAAAAGCATCTGCACTTGTTGCTGCTTCTCCTTTAGGAGAATAATATAAATTATTATAACCTTTATCAATTATTATTTGTATAGTATTCCACCCTATGTTTGCATTTTCTACAACTAATAAAGCATTATTATATTCAGTGGCAATTGCAACTAACATATGACCATATTCTTTTGTACCTATTTGGCCCTTAAATTCACCTATTTGTTTACATTCTTCAACATCAATAATATGAAAAGCAGAATAATCTAAAGAATCTCCTCTAGCTACGTCTGCTACTATTATGTATTTTCTTGAATAATCTGGATATTCCCAAATGTGTAGTCCTCCTTCTATACCTCTTTTTTCTACAGGTTCACATAAAAAAGTTTTTTCATAATAAGATAATAATTCAGGATCAAATACTGTGTTACCAGATGTAGTAAAATCACAATCACATTCTTGTGCTGCCATTCTAGGTCCTAATTCATCATCTTGCTGACTTCTCCATTTTTCATCTCTTTCTGGATGTACAGTCCAAGGCAATCTAATAGGAACAAACCCATTTTGACCTTCTTGTGCTTTAACCCACATTCTATGAAAAAAGTTTCCTGTACCATTTGGTGTTGATAAGACAATTGCTTTACCTCCCGTTGATAATGTTTGTTGTGATGAACCCCATATATCTTCTATTCTATTTTCTTCAATAAAAGCGGCTTCATCTACGATTAGTAAAGAAATTGCTTCTGATCTACCAGCATCACTTGCTGCTGATACGGCTTTTATTTGAGAACCATTTTTTAACCTTAAAGCTAATTTATTTTTTTCAACAAAACCCATTTGTAACCAAGAAGGTAAATTATCATACATAAATTTTACCTTTGTTACTAGATTTTTAGCAGTATCTTGTTTAGTTGCAACTACAAGTATTGCTTTATCTTTTTGAAAAATCATCATCCATAAAGAAATACCTGCAGATAGGGTTGAGATTCCTAACTGTCTTGATTTAAGAATTATACTTCTATCATTTTTTTGGAGTAATTTTAAAGTACCTTCTTGAAATGGATATAAATTAAATTGTATACGACCCCTAGTAGGATGTTGTATATAACAATATTTTTTCATGAAATATACAGGATCCTGAGCACATTTGATGTACTCTTGTTTTATTATTTGTTTAATGTTTTGTTGAGCCATATTATATGTTATACATATAAAAGAGACGTTTTAATCTGATTTATACGTTCTTTTGTAGTGCCAGATATCTTTATTACTTTACCAGGCATATATCTATACATTTCTAATATAGATGTTATTTTTTGATGAATATCTAATCTATAGTCTTTATTTGTTTCCCTGACTCCATTATCTTCCATAGGTACTGATAAATCATCTATATGAAATATAATATCATATTCTTTTATAAGATGCCATAAAACACCATTTATATGATCTTTTTCAGCTTTACTCATTGATTTAGATAATTCACAAAAAGCCATAACATCAATAATAGTTCTATCTGTTATTATATTTTCTTGCATTAATTCAGCTGCTCTTTCAGCTGCAAAAACTAATTGTCCCTTTAAAGTACTATCTGTATTTAATGGTATACCCATTGAATTTAAATATTTACTTCGTTCTGTTCTAAAAGTATATTTTTTAAATTCAGGTTCATTTTTTAAAGCATTTACTAATGTAGTTTTACCTACACTCATTGTTCCACATAAACCTATTTTCATTTTTTTATTTCTTTCTTTATATCTGGGTTTTGTTTTATTGTTTGTTTTGTAATTAAATCTTTTAATTTAGTAGTAGACCACCCATGAGATCTAGTTGTATAAACAATTTTAGGGGGTAAATCTTGCCCAGTAAAAGGTTTTCCTATATAATCTTCACCTAATATCCTAACATCAGGTTGCCAAAATTTGATTAGTTCATATAATTCTTCTTCAGTTTGATATGTGTATACATCATCAATATATTTTATTGACATTAATGCTTTATATCTATCATATAAAGGGATTACTGGTTTATATTTACTTTTTCTATGTAATGAAGGGTCTATTTGCAAAAATATAATGAATTTATCACAATGTCTTTTTGCTTCTTTAAAACAATTTATATATCCTGGATGTAATAAATCAAAATTACCTGCTGTAAAACCTAATAGTTCTTGTGTTTTCATAATTAATGTCTTGTTCCTCTCATTGCTGGATTTTTATACCAAGGTAAACCTTCTCCACTTTTTTTTATCTCTTTCCATTCATCTCTAGTATATAAAATACCATTTAAATAATATTCTTTCTTTTTTTGTTGCTTATTAATTAAAGCAGGTCCTTCCCAATTATGTAATTGGTTTTTACCATAAATTTCTAGTGTATATGCAGTTGTTTTTGAACCATCATCTTCAATTCTAGATAACTTTCTTGATAAAAATTTTTTCTTACCTTTAGTTCTTTTAAAACCTTCTACATCTAAATGATCAAAGTCTTTCATATTTTAAAAATTTGCTGTTTCTATAAATTCAGGATATTCTTTTTTTGTTAATATACTTTCAGCAACATAAGTACCTTGTGCTCCTGATACTGTAATACCTCGTGCTGATAATGCATCACCTACAAAATAAACATTGGGAAACCTAGTAAGACTTAAATTTTCGTAATTTACTAATGGTTCC